CAGAGAAAAATAGAGTAATCCAATCACTAGCTGATCTTGCTAGAGCCTTCCCTAGCAAAATGTATAGTGTTTCAGAAGATGTTGGTGATCTTGTTGTTGATGCTAAATGGGATGAAACTAAGGGTTATTCAAGAGTTGGCTTTAGAGAAAACGGTGAGCAAAAATATGTAGAAATATATGACGAGTTATTAGCTAAAGGTTTTGACAACTTTGATACCAGCATTACTGGTAATTTTATGAAGCTTATGAGGTTTGGAACTAGATGGCTTTCTATGGTTAACACATCACTTGACCCAACATTCATGATCAACAACTTCTTGCGTGATGTTCAAACTGGTTATTATAACTTATTGGCAGAGCAAGATATTGAGGGTGGAAGAGCTAGAGGTCTTGAGATAGCTAAAGAGTACTACACAAGTGCCAACATACTTAGAAATGCTAAGGATTTAATTAGATTCGAAAACAATAGATCACTTAATAAGGATGACATAGATATGTATCTAAACTCCTTGGCTGGTGAAGGTATTGAAATAACACCAGAACTAGTTAAACAGGTAGAAGAAAGATACAAACTCAGCCCTAAAGATGCCAAGCAACAAATTCTTTTAAGAAACTTTAAAAAGTATGGTGGTGAAACTGGTTACATTGAATCAAGGACAGTTGATAAGCTAACAGATGAATTGCAAGACATGATGGATATGTATGAAGGCACATTTAAAGGCAATCTTAAAGCTGGCACAAATGCTGCTTTCAAGTTTATAGAAAGATACAACATGGGTATTGAGAATGCAGCTAGGTACACAGCCTTCCAAGGTTATGTCGAGATGATGGGCGGACTAGAAAATGCAACTCCAGCTATATATGAACGAGCAGCTGCACTTTCTAAAAACTTAACAGTTAACTTTAACAGAATGGGGACTATGGGACCTACCGCTAATGCTCTTTATATGTTCTTTAATGCTAGTATCCAAGGAACAGTCAACACATTTAGGGGAGTCAATCCACTTGACAAAAACTTCTATGCTTCAAGAAAAGCCAAAGCTATTGGTGGGATAATGGGCATGGCATCTTTGACTGCTATGTACAATCTTCTTACTGCCGATGAAGACGAAGATGGTAGAAATATGTATCACAAGCTTTCTGATTGGGAAAAACAAACAAAATATATTGTTATGTTGCCGGGTGTTGATGTTAACAGCAAAGGAGAAGTAATTATTGAAGAGTGGGGCTCTGGTAGCAAATACTTCACCATAGATCAAAACGGGGAGAAAAAAGCAATAGGGGTAGGATTACCAATGCCATATGGTTATGCATTCTTTGCTAATGTTGCAAGAATATCTACAGAATTACTGCTTGCTAAAGAATTAGATAATTACGATTATGGTCTAGCAGATGCTGCCAAAGAATTTGCACACTCCGCATTGCATAACTTCTCACCACTTCCGTACTCAACAGAAGGAAACTTCTTTGAAAACATCGGGGTATCATTGCTGCCATCTGTATTCAAACCATTTGGAGAGCTAGCTATTAATAGAGATCACTTTGGATCACCTATTTATTATGAGCCATACTTTAATGACACAACACCAAAATCTTACAGAGAAAATAAAAAAATACCTGAGTTTATTAAAGGTATAGTAAGAATAATAAATGATGTGTCTGGTGGTAATGAATTCTACGCAGGCAAGCTTGACATTGATCCGGCACCTTGGATGTATTTGTTTGATCAGGGTGCTGGTGGTTTAGGAAGAACTGCAAGAAGAACATGGAATTTTGCTTTTAATCCAGATAGACCATCATCAAATCAAATCCCAATATGGAGAAGAATAACCGTTACACCAAATGATAGAATGGATGTTGAATATTTCTATGAAAATGCAGCAGAAGTTCAGCGAGCAGAAAATGCTTATAGAGACCTTATGGAATCTCTTGATCCATCAGAAGAACCGCAAGAATTTTTAGATAGAATTAACTTCCCACTAGAAAGTTTGGGCAACACTTTAAATGCTTATGCAACAAGAAGGTTCGGGAACAATAGCTTATTGGCAGCTACAGAAAAAAGATTGAAACAAGTAAAAGACCAGCAACAAACTGCCCGAGAAGAATATTACGAAAGAGATCGTAAGAAATATTATGAAATTTATGATGAACTCGAACAAGAAGAAATAAAAATCATGCAAGAGTTCAATAAGGTTTACAGAGAAGCTTTACAAGAAGGAAGGTAAAAAAAGAAAGACTGGTAAGTGGATGAGGGATTATAAAACACTATTTGGAAAAATTATGGTTTTCACCTACCAGTCCTTCAAAAAGGGTAATAATTAAAACAGTCTTTAAGATATCAAAGTATTACTGTTCTCACAAGCATCACTCAAGTAATCTTTAGATAAGTGTGCATACCTATTAACTATATTAAAATCAGACCAACCACCAAGATGTTGCAGTGTGTGCAAAGGTGTCCCGTTCTGAACATGATGGGTTGCCCAAGTGTGCCTTATATCATGCCAGCGGAATCCCTCTAACCCTGACTTCTTTAATGCACTATACCAGCCCGTATTTGATGCTCTGCTGATATTTTTACCTGCATAGGTAAATACATATGGGCTAACCCTATCAATTGATCCTAGAAGCTCTCTCGTCTTCTTATTCAATGGTACGCATAATGGCTTACCATTTTTAGTTTCTGTAGCATCAAGAGCAATCTGATCTTCTTTGATGTGATCCCATTGCAGCTTGAAGCAGTTGGACATCCTCACCCCAGTCAAGAGTGAAAATATAAAAGGCTTTACGAGGTGAGGTGGCAAATTATTTACCAACCTATCTATATCTTCTTTAGAGAAATACTTATGGGAGGTATGCTCTTCTCTAACCCTCTTAACAATCGGCTTGGAGTCCAACCAGCCTAGCTCTTCATAGGCATACATAAGTATTGCCCTGAAGTAATTTAGATAGCGATTGACAGTACCGGGTTTTCCTTTGATCCCCGATCTGGCTCTCGCTATGTGTTCTTTAGTAATATCGTTAACATCCCAATCCTTAAACAAAGGATCAAAATACTTTCTATAGGTAAAGTCATTCTTACCCATCTTGTTGAATCTGTAATATTCTTTAACTGCTTCTTTCCAAGTTTTCATAATGTAGGTAGCTCGTTTTTGCCTTCTTGGGTGAGCCACTCCCTCAATGTAAGGTTTAATGATACACCTTGGGCGATTGATGGCTCGTTTTGCCCTTGGGTGAGCCAATCCCTCAATGAACGGAAAATTAAAATAAGGAAAAACCGCTGGGCAACCGCAACCATACTATTCCTCTATACCGTAAAAAAGATTAAATAAATGTCTTGCTGTGTCTTGGGTTAGACCAGATGTTCTTAAGTACTTGTATGCCTTAACTCTTTCAACCCAAACATCTTGTTTAGTGTGACCACGATAAGATAACTGTTGTAGCCAGTCCTCTAAGCGTGATCCAACTCGTAAAGCTTCTTCTCCAAAATATTCCATAGTTACTCCTTCAAATCCATAGTTCATTGTGCCGCCTCCGTATCAAGCTCCGCATCGATTTCTTTATCTTTGCGAATCTTTACATAGTCGCTAAGAGCTTTGTGTAGCTCTGACCAACTGCTGCAATGGTGTGCATCGTGATATGGATCGTTTAGATCATCACTGTCAAAATCATCCGACCAAAACCAAAAGGAAATTGGATAATCCCAGCTGTCTTCTTCGTCTGTATATTCACTATCATCAAACCCGATATAGTTATGTTTTTTGACTAAAGCGAAACATTTTCTTTTCCAAAATTTTTCATCTTGCCAATCTTCTATTTCGTGTTTGATTGTACTAATTTGTTCAGAAACTTTTTTAATACTGTCCTCTTGATCAACTATCTGCTGCTTAAGTCTTTTCAAGACCAACATTTTTTTAACCCTAGAGGCTTGCAGTCTAGTCTTTTCATCTTCGTAAAATTTTATTGCTTTGTTCTCACGAATCATTGTTAAGCTCCTCAAATTTTTTAGAGCTAGAGATTTGGTCCCACTCTGCTCTGGTTATTCTACTGAATTGCTTCCTCCCTGTTGGCTTGACCCAGACCCATTTGTGTCCTACTGATCTTACCTCCAGTATCATTCTTCCGGCTTTCCATTTGCCCATAAAGTAGTTATCAAAGATATATTTTTTATTCATATTATCCTCTTTTAAATTATTCATAATACAAAGAATACACTAATTACATTTAATGTCAAGTTATGTGACAAACATAATCTTTAAATAATTCTATCGGGATCAAGCAAGCTAGTTTAACTTGGCTGTCTCCATCCCCTAAAATGTCTTGGCAGCGTATGTTGTGAAGAATGATGCATTGCACTATTTTTTGTGGTGTGGTCCACAGGTATTCTTCGCCTGTGCATATGATCCAGTAATCTGCTTCTGTTGATAGCAAAGCTGATGGTTTGTCGTACATCAAAACCTCTATAATGATGTTGCCAGTTTCTTGGCTTTTGTAATCTGCTTTGACTTCTATCTTATGCCCAGTTTCTGGCACATAAATATCAAAGGGTTTGAACTTTCCGGGAATTAAAACAGCAGACGGATATTTTTTGTGAATGTTTTTTAAAACTTTTTGCTCAAGTTCTTGACCTACTTTAAGGTCTCTTTTGAACGCTTCTGAGCTTTGGCTTTCTGTAGTTCTTGCCATCGTTCCTCTTGGTTAACAACTTGCCTGATCTTGTACCCAACAGCTGCATTTTTAATGTTAATTAGTTTTCTTTCTGTTTCTGAAAGAGAATGCCACTGTGCAATTTCAACTTCTGATCTGCCACAAGTTTTGCAAATTTGATCCCCGAATGATGTGGAGCAGTAATCTCCAGTGCAAGGGGTTTCTGCGAGTGATGATACACCCTGTAAAGAGGAGAGCCTCTCAGAACCTGAGAGACTCTTGTCTAAATCTGAAGCCATAAGCTTTATTTAGATGAATCTTCTCCATCTGTATTATCAGATTCTACCACATTTTCAGCTTGTTGTACTACTGTGTACTTCTCTGGGAGAGAGCGAGTTAGCTGACCTTGGTCAACTTGATTACCCAGCTGTACTAGCCTAATTACCTCTGTGAGTATTGGCATAATATTGCCACTAAAGAAATTAAGAACGGCAATTTTATTCCTAGCATCTTCAGATAGCGACTCTATGTCATACTCTCTTAGCTCACCATCAATGTTTAGATTGATAGTTTTTTGAGCTTCATTCCCCTCTGGGGTTACTATTTTACCCATATTTCCTCCTTAGAAAGGTATATCTTCTTCAGGTTTATCTGTTGAAGATTGTTGAGGTTTAGCATTGCCTTTAGGTTGAATAGCAAAAGATAACGCTGGAGCAGATTCACTTGCTCCCGGTTTTCTCTTCCAAGCACTCACATTAAAGTCAACACCATCTACATTTAAAACACCCGTGAAATCAGGTTGTTTTTCTTTTTCTTTATTATCGTTTTTCCAAATCGCACCACGATTTGTATTATCGTAATCAGCCATTAATTATCCTCCTTCGCTAACCAGTCTTCCAATACCTTGTTGACTATATAGGCAACTTTTCTGTCATGAAATCTATGGTTAGGGTCTTTAGCAACCTCAACCATTCTGTCATAGACAGCGGCATTGACTCTGGAACTAATTGGTTTTTTGGCATTTATATCCATATTTACTCCTCAATAAGCTTAGTATAAATTCTAGAATCACCCTCTGATCTGTATCCTTCGATAGTTTCATAAGGGATATTCTGCTCTTTCACAAGCCTAGAATAATTGATACGACCCCTTGCTTGAGTCATATGACATCTCACATTAGGGGTACTAAAGGCACCACGATGCTGCTTTATTAACAAAGCTGAGAGTTCTTTTTTCCTTGGTTCAAGGATTTTCTTTCTCTCATCGAGCTGCTTTAGTTCTTTTAAGACAGATGCTAATTCCTGTGAACTATCATCTTCTTGTACATTCTTGTAATTGATACCCGGTTCTTCTTTATCTTCAGACCATCTGGCTATGTATTCAGGGTCTTTGGATGCTTTGGCATACCAATCCATAAATTCTTTTGCCTTTGGAATATATGTCTCTGCCCAGCTAGGGTCTCTATCAACCCATTCTTGATGGCTGTTGTTTTCATACCATTGGAAGAACAGCATTTCATCTATATCCATGCACTCCATGCCTAGTTGCATCTGGTGCCAATAGTTTCTTTTCTGATCTTTAACATTAGTTGCGGGTTTTGTTTGTGGGCATTTAATTTCCACTGCTGCAATCTTGCCCTTTCTACCTTTAACTAATACTCCATCTGGAGACATACCAAGCCAATCATGATCTGGATGAACAACAAAAGAGGGCTGAGTTACTTGATAGCCCATCTCTTTGAGTTGCTGTAAGGCATGAGGCTCATGTTCTTTACCATACTCAATGGCAAACAATGCTCGTGAATCGAATGGGTCTTGCACAAGTCTGTTTGCTTCTCTGTACATATCCCTGCCCAGTGCTTCCCATTGATCTCCTCTAGTCCATTGGCACTCTCTAATAGCTTTCTGGATTCTTGTTCCAGTAATTCTATTCTTTCTTTGGTCGTGCCAAGCCTGTGTACCTTGCTTAATCATTCTTTAGTAAACTTTATGTATTCAAGATTAATTTTCTTTAGTAGCTCTCTATCACCAGATAGTTCAGCCGCTTTTGAATAGTTCTTAAAAACTTCTTCAGCATCTGACTCATCTATTAGACCCTCAAGATCAGCTACGAAAGCATTAACTGTTTCTTGAGAACCATCTACTGGCTCATCACTTTCGTCAACACCTTCCATCTCTGGTTCAACGACTGACTCAAAAGGAACGCAAAATGTTTCTAGTAAAGCATCTCTAAATGCGAATGACTTGGCAGCTTCTAAGTCTTTGCCTTGGTTAGACTTGCTGTGACCCTCATATGATCTTTCAATATATGATCCGTCCAGTGTGCAATACAATCTAACCTCACCAGTAATTCTTGTCAGTGTGTTTTTGCCGTCTTCTAAAAATTTAGTAGAGACTTTAATATTCTGTGGCAGAACGATTATGTTGTTTTCAGCTAATGGTTTAGAAAAAGCTTGAATAACTTCTTTGATCCCTCTGTATTTGTAGCCTTGAAATTTATTCTCAGCTGATAACGCAATTGGGTTCTCCATCATGTACTTTTGCACATTCTGAAGAGCTGTATTAATTTTCTGTGTTGTCATTAATTACTCCTTGTAAGAATTGTAAACAATAAAAAAAATTAATTCAACACTTTACATTGAATATTTTTTAATTTAAATTAGGGAAAGTATGAGGGTACACAATGTCAGTTGAATACATTACTAAAGTTATAAAATACGAATGCACACCAACACAGAAGCTAATTCTATTTGTCTTAGCAAACTATTCCGATGAGTCTGGTCAGTCTTACCCTTCACACAAAAAACTTTGTGCATTGACCGGGCTCTCCTTATCAGCCGTAAAAGATAATCTTAGAAAGTTGCAAAATGCTGGTTATATCGAGTGGCAAAAAAGAGATAACACTAGCAATTTATACAAAATATTAGGGGGGTCTACAGATGGCTATGGGGGGTCTACAGATGGCTACAATACTAAAACATATACTAAAGTTAAATATATTTTAGATTTAGAAGAGATACATGAAATTTATAAAGAGGTAACTAGTAGTATGTTTTATACACATTCTGCAAATAGTTTTGTAGCTAAAAATAGATGGAAGGAATTAAGAGAACTTGCAAGAAAAGGAATCACATCACCTAAAACTGGAAACAAGATTGACTTAACTAAAAGAGAGTTTTGGTATTCATATTTTGAAATTGCTAATAGCCAAGGACATGTTAATTATCTTAGAAGTTTTATGTCAGGTAAACCAAATTTAAGAACATTGTTATCACCAACACAATTTCATCTAATCATAGAGAGGACATATGCATAGTTATGAGTTAGAAGCTAACCTGATTGGCTCAATGCTTTTGAATGGTAAGTATTTCAAAAGATCACAGGAAGATGGATTATTGCCAGAAGATTTTGAAAATAAAACCTTTAGGCAAGCATACGAAGTAATGATCAAAAGACAAGCAGCTGACATTATCACAGTAAGAGCAGGGCTAGATGAGTTTCAGCATGATGTTATTAATTCAGCTATGAATAACTGCATAAGCTCTACTGGCTACACAACATGGATTAAATCTATGCATGAAAAGACTGCTAACAATAAACTTTTAAAGTTAGCTTCTGATATTCCTAAGATTGTTGCTGAAGATTTAGAGATTAATGAGAAAGTTGATCGAGTTAACAGTCTAGTTATTCAAAATAAAGTAACCAAAAATGTTGGAGCACCTATTAAAGTTAATGAAATATTTGATGCGGTGCAAGATGAATTGGAAAATGCTGAACTTATATCTAAAAATATTATTGGTACAGGGTTCAATTGTATTGATGACAAGATCAAGGGTTTCAAATCTGGTGACTTAATTGTTGTTGCTGGCAGACCCGGCATGGGAAAAACAACATGGGCACTAAATGTTGCTGCTAACAATATGGCTAAAGGCAAAACAGTTTTAGTCTTTAGTTTAGAAATGACTAAAGAGCAATTACTAAAAAAAATAATAAGTGCTG